GGTTCATTGGCGGCAGAAACCGTGACTGGTATGTCTGCTAAAGAAATTGCAACAACCGTCCGTATGGGTTCGTTAGGAACTAGTGCGGCATCTCTTGCTGGACACTCTGTTCCTATTGTTTCTGACATCTCCAATGCTTATGTTGCTGGAGGTGTTGCACACGGTGTTGGTCAAGCACTTAGTGCTATTGGTGGTCAAATACAAAGAGGTCCAAGAGGATTCCTTTCTTATGCTAAGGCGGCTCTTGAGGCTGACAAGGCTATTCTTTCCCCTTCTGCACAGAACTTGCTTAAGGTAATTAATGCCGCTGACCCGCTTCTCTCATTGTCTGCTGACATAACAAAAGGTGCGGCTTACGGTGCTGTCATTGGTGGCGGGCTTGGCTACGGCAATAACGGTCTTGAAGGTATGTGGCAGGGTGCTGGGGCTGGCATTGCTCTTGGTGGCGTTGGTGGACTTGCTGGTGGGCTTCTCTCTAGAGCCACAGGTGCTAAGACCATTGAACGAGCAGACATAATGGCTAAGTACGCCATTGAGGGTGCTAAGGAAACAGGGAAACATCATACTGCTCAAGCCTATGAATTATTCAGAAAGATTGGAGAGATGACAGGAACTAAGCCGATGATGGATGGCATTGTTGTCGCCTTTGACGGTCTTGCTCCTGACTCTAGATTTCAATTCAGAAATGACGCTAACCACACTAAGTTCTTAGATGATAACGGATTTGATAGGAAAACTGGTATACATAAAACAGACCCTACAAAACCAAAACAACTTTCTCAGTTTGAGCACATCAATATGGAAGGCGTTGTGATGGAAACAGCCGCTGATGGTCAGGTAACAATGCACATCAACACCACTAAACTTTCAAAGGGTGCTAAAAAGGGATTCCGTGCTGGGACAGTTCCACACGAAATGCTTCACTTAATTCTTCGTAAGGCGGTTATGACTCCGCACTTTATTGAGAACCTCAAGCACGACCTTCTTGGCGTAAGAGACGCAACAGGTAAACTCCTTGAAGGCGGTTCTATCAACCCAGATGAAAGTAAGGCTTTCTTTAGGGAGTATATGAAGCGTACATACAACAAGGTTGATAAAAGCATTGACCCTACTGGACACGCCGCCGAAGCAAAGCGTTTGTCAGACCTTGCTGATAGGGCTGTTGATGAGTACGAAAAGACAGGTCAAGCCACATTGACTGAGGCTACGGTAAATAGCAAAAAGCCTTTACTTGAACACCTTACTGAAGAGTTCGGTGCGTATTATTTCCAAGAACTCGTTGGTGCTAAACCACCCGACTTCTTATTCTTTGCTGGTAAGTACGAAGGTCTTCGTGGAGTAATGGACAGAACGGTTAATAGATTTATTGACCACTTTGAAAACAAACGCTCTGCCCTTGACCCACGGTTTTCGTTTAAACAAGGCAGGTCATTGTCTGAATCCTTCAGAGACAGTAGCGGGAAGCGAATCAGGGTAGGCTCTATTGACTATATGATTTCTGACTTCTTGAAGATGACTCAGAATCAAAACAGAACTGGACGAATTGACCTGACCTTGATGTCTGATAAAGCCAGAGGAGAACTTATCCTCAGAAAAGGTCTTGACGACCTTGGTAGAGCAAGAGGGGCTAGAGACCCTAGAAAGAAAACAAGTCTCTCTAACGACTTGCAACTAGGCAAGGCTGTTCACGCTGAACTTCTAGCCATTGACCCAGCAAGACAAACAGACGGTGCTGGCAATCTAGTTGGTCACTTGTCTGACAAGGATGTTGCTGGACTTATTCGTGCTGGGCATATCTCACCTGCTATGGGTCAGAAGATTAAAACTCTTCAGGCTCTTGCTATGAATCCAGACAAATCAGTTTTTGAGTCTGGATACTGGGGTGCTACGCACACGGTAGAAACTGGACCAAATGTACCAAGAATTACTGGAGACGAAGTTCCTTTCACAAACAGACTTGGTGTTCTTCTTAGCGTTGACATAAAGGTTGGCAAGAATGGTAAGGTCTCAATGGTTGCACACACCCTTGACCTCAGGGTTAATAGCGAGAGGGCGAAAAATATGTGGTCTAATCCTTCGGTAAGAGACCTATGGAACGGAGATGTTATGCTGTTTGAAGCCGACTACATCAAGTATATAACCAATATGGGTAAAGATGTTGCTGGTGGAAAGGTTGAGTCATCTATCCTGTTGGACAACGGAGACGGCAATGGAGGAAAGAGAAGAGATGTTATGCATCAAGTTGCTGGCGTTCCCCTTGGTGCTGGCGATGTCTATGTTAATCATCCTATTGGCGAAATCTACTACGATGCTTTGAACGCCTACACGATGCTTTCAATTGGAAGAATGCAGGACATCCGACTAACTGGAGAAAAGGTTCTTGGCTTTGACCCCAAGAATGCAATCCCAGACATCGGCAGAAACTTCTCACCTGCTGAGATGACCTACAGGGAAGCCCCTAATGGTAAGCATTGGGAGCACAAAACTGGCTACAGATTCCATCAGATTCTTGATGGCGAGGTCGTTGCCTACGACAGACGAGGTGAGCGTATTGGTTCATACGCAACGCCAGAACAGGCTATGCTTGCTGGTAAGCAGAAACTCCAGAAGCAACAACAGGCTATGCACGAAGTTGCTCAGGATGTTAAGGCGGCTTATGACCGTGGTGTTCACTTCAGCCCTAGAGAAGAGTACGGAAGACAAAAAGCAACAGAAGAACTTCACGCAAGAGGATTTGCAGGAAAGTTTCGTGCTGAATATGTTGAGATGCTAAGAAGTCTTACTGAAGAATACAACGCAAAGATTAATAATCCTCAAGTAGACCCTAGATTTCTCAACGGAATCAGAAATAAAATGGAATTGATTCCAAAGATTTTGGAAAAGATTGATTCTAAGGCAGATTTGTTTTCAGAAGATTCGGTAACCCTAATTCAACACGCTGGAATCCCTGCAAGACTTGACGGTTCTTTTGGCTCTAATTCTGGCGGTCAGGCTTGGATGAGTATGCGTATTGGTGGCATAGATGCTCATATGAAGGGATGGGATAAGATTTATCCTATGACCTTCCGTTCTGCTCTTAATGACAGAATTCAGGTGATGCTTAGAGATACACCTAATATGACTCCTCAGCAACTGCGTAAGCGATTGCTTCAGTACGGCTCTAGAACTGGAGAGCGTCTATGGGCTGAGGCTGAGGCTGTTGGATTTGTTGATTGGCTTGAGTCTAAGATTCAACCTACATACAGATTAACACGCAGGTACGATGCGGCTACTGGTGGCATTCTTCCGAGAGGACAGGAACATTCTCCAATTGCTACACCTAAGGGAGAAAATATGTCCGTATTAGACCCAAAGGAAATCACAGATTTTCTTAAGAACAATGGCTTGTCGCTTAGGATTGATACTGGTGCTAAAGAACTTGGAGGATTGCAGACTGAGAATTATGTATTTGGTGGAACTAAAGGCGAGTATACTGAAACGCCTATTAGAATTGAACAGTCTCAATATCATCACGGAGTAAGAGGTCACTACGGACCTGATGTAGTTGTTCACACAAGAACAACAGTAAGATTCGATTCCGAAGGAAACAAATACCTATACATAGAGGAAATTCAATCTAACAATAGTGAAAGCATTCTTCCTCAAGGTGCTTTGAATAAAGAATCTCAAAAAATTCTGACAGAACAAAGAACAGATTTAGTTAAAAAACTTCAAGGGCTTCAAGAACTTGTAAACAAATACCCAGACCTTAAGGAAAGAGAACGAGTTCTTGAAGCCCTTAAAAATGGTGCATTTTATGACGAGGGCTTTGGCACTTCAATTCCGCTGATTAGTTATCTTTCTGACAACCAAAGAACTGGACAAGGAAGAAACACTACATCTAAAAAGGTTACAGCAAAAGAAAAAGAAGCAAGAAAAATTGCACTTGAAGTTGCTAAATTTATTGAAAGGAATCCAGACCTTATTGTAAACCAATATATGCAAATGTTTGCCATAAGTAATGCAGACATTGGTCTTAGAAGAGACCCAACTGGACTTCGTCCGCATACACCTAAAGACGCATCTCACGAAAATGTAACTCGTACCCACCTGCTTGAGATTCTAAAACAACCTGACATTCTAAAAAACATAGCGGACCAATTTGTAGACCACAACATTAAATATTATCAAGACGGATACAGCGATTTCAATAACGCCCAAGATGCTGGATTAAGACTTCAGATGAGCGATGGTAAGGTGTTCTATGCTAATCAGAGATTTAATCCTGCTTCAATTGGTGGTCCTAGAACAATTGCTGAATTCATAAGCAGAATTTATACTGACACATCTTCTGCTATTGCGGAAACTGCGTGGGAAACCGCCGATGTCAAAAGGTCTAACCCAAATCCTGTTCCTAATTATGCAAGCCAAGGAAGACTTCATATTTTTGACACCTATGATGCTTACAGGGCTTATCACGGTTCTTTGATAGACCCCAATAATACACTTTACGGAGGTCATAGCCGTGCTTTATGGAATGTTCTAGATGCCGTTAACAAAGAGTTTGTAGAAAAAGATTCTTTGATTTACAGAACAGCAAAACAGCAAGCGGAAGTGTACGGTGAAATCAAGAAACGAATTCTTGAGAAAAGAAAGAATGAAGGAAACACCAATAAAACCGTTGATTTAGTTGAACTTGAAGCCGCATCTCCTCACACACTAAGTCGCAATATAGAAGCAATTGACAGAGAGTTCATTAAGCACGAAGAGGCTATGAAGAACAAAAAAGCCTACCCTCTTGAAGTCATCAACGAAAGAACCTTGGTTGCTTTAAAATCCCTGATTGTAGAATCTATCAGAAAGGGAATAAACACCCTTGTCCTTACTCATCCTGACGATGCTCCTACTGTGTCTCAGATGAAATATATTTCTCGTACAGGATTGTATGGAAAAGCACTTCCTGAAATCTGGGGCGGTTTCCTTGCCAAATACGGAATCAAGATTCAGAAGTACGGCTCTACAGAAAGATTCCTTAAGGGTCTTGATGTCGCTGGAAACCCTGAAATTAAAAAACTGTTTGAGACTTTGTCTAATGCATCTGACGGTTCGTTTGATGCCAATAAACTTGTTCTTGATATGTATGAACAAGGCAAGGCTGGAAAACTTGACGCTAGAAATGTCGAGTACATCTCAGGGAGTCTTTCCAGAGCCATTCACGAAGTCACCACTCCAAGACAAGGACAAGAAGATTTTAAGCAACTGGTCAATACGACAACTAAAGCACTAGATAAAAGAGTAAAAAATGGAGAAATTCCTAAGGAGTTCTATGACGCTTATGTTGAGGCTGTGAATGTTAAAATGGCTGAAAGCAAAGCCTTTGAGGAACTGCAAAATAGCATTATGGATGCTCAGGCTCAAGCAAACGGAAAACAAATAATGTCCCGTGATGAAATCATCACCGCTATGGGTCTTGCCAGAGGAAACCACATCGTACTTAACGACAAAATAAAAGCCGACTTTATGAGCGGAAAGGCTATGACATCCTATAGCGTTGCTGAAACGGATAGCCGTGGTGGAAGACGCTACGACCCTTTTGGTCACGCATTTCAAAGAACATTTATCGGGAAGTATTTTAACGACAACAAGGATACGCTTCCAAAGGGAATGACAGTTGAATTCAAAAACACACATCGTTCTGTTGGTGACCCTCAATACGGATTTACTCTTGAGGTTAAACAAGGGTTTCACAAAAGCGGAAAGCCTAACTTCATTGCTAACATACACATTAATGTAGACGGAAACAAGGCATCCGTAGAAAGCACAGGCGTTGCTGAGTCAATGCGTGGCAAGAAACTTAATAATGTTTTGCTGTCTGAAGCCGCAGAAAGACTACGCTCTCAGGGCGTTAAGTATCTTGATGGAGTTATCATTGACCCAGAGAACAGACCTTACCACGCCCGTATGCGTACCATTGGGAACGCAGAGAGCCTTGGTAATGGCGGTTACTACGATGTAACCAGAAGTACTCTTGATAGGAACGCTTACTACAGCCCAGAGGAGAAAGAACTTAAAGGCAGAATTCAAAGCAGTTCTTCTTTAACTGAACTTAATTCTTGGCTTAGTGAACTAAGAGGTTCAGTCAAATCTTGGCACGAGGTTGAGATGCCTCAAAGCGTAAAAGACATTGCTGACAACCTCGATGTATTTACATCAGCCAGCAAAGACGATATGATGATTGCCTTAGAAAAGGCTTCTAGAAGCGACAGCGTTTCAAAGCAAATCTATAGCGATGTCGTAGAAGGAAGAACAAGTCTGACAGAGGCTACAAAAAAACTTCAGAAGCAAGGAGACTACTACACTTATAATTACGAATTGAACAATATCAGGAATACAAGAAAACAACTTGCCAAGCGTGTTCAAGAAGTAATGGGCAATAAGCGTAAGGTATCGGACACGGACGCTAGACGCTCCAATACTGGGGCTGAAAGAGAAAGCAGGGACACAAAATACTACAGCCCTAGCGACTACCAAGGAGGAGATGATTACTACAAACCAAAGAAAAACATCTTTGAATCAAAAGATGAACAAGGATTATTAGTTCGCAGAGTTAGCGTTGGAAATGATGAAATTACTGGAAATCCAGACGCTAGGGGTAGCAAAACAAATCCAGACAATGTTGGATGGGAAGACATTGGTCACTACCCGCAAACAGGAAAAACAAAAGCAGATAATATTTGGGAAGCAAAGAACAGCGGTCTTTGGTATTGGAAAGACAACGAAGGTGTTAGAATGAAAAACCCAATGTGGGAATTGGACAGACCAGATTTTACGCATAGCGAATGGTTTGATAAATTTAAATATGATGACGATAGACCTAATATCTACGGCAGATATGAAAAGCCAAAGTACGATGAGAAAGGAAATTTACTTGAGAAAGGTAAACTGTCTATTTCTAGTGATTATAAACAGCCTATCTCTGATATGTCTGATGCTAATTTCTATAAAGATACTGTTGCTAGTTCACTTGGCGTTCCCGCTGACCACATAGACGCTTATCTGTTTGGTGCTAGTCAAAAAGTTAAGGCTCAAAGAGGCTATGGTATAAAAGACCAACTTCCTATTCATTTTTCTGTCAACGAAAACGACAAGGGCGGTCAAACCTATAACCAAAAAAGCCTGAAATGGAAGAAGGGATTCATTGGACGCTATGCGGCTGAGAACCCTGAGATGTCAAAAGAACTTAAACTTACATTTGAAACCGAAAAGGCTAGTGCAAGCAGAGGTATGGCTGTGATGGCTGGAAGGGTTGCGGGTAAGAGCACACACAACCACTACCTTCAGATTACTGAGGCTGGTAAAGAGGTTGGTCACATCACTTGGAAGACTCAGATTGGAGCAAAGGATGGCAGAAAGATTTTCTCAGACCCTAGCGTCAGCGTTGAACCTGCATACCGAGGTAAGAATTACCAGCACCTGCTGTACTCTGAAGCCGCTGAACGAGCCAGAGCAATGGGTGCTACGGACTTCTTCCAGCGTATTGAAAACGACCTAGGTCTTCCGCTGAAGTCACAGGTCAGGACATTCGGAGAGAACTACTCTAAACTCCTAGACCAATACACGGGGCAGTATATGCCAGCCACTATGGATAACTTCAATAAACTGAAGTATCCTGAGATGGAGATTCATAATACTGAGGCTGACGGCACGGTCAATATCGAGAAGCATAAGGGTCACGAACTCTGGGTGTACGCTTGGAGCAAGATTCAATCTGACAAATGGTACTCCCTGAACGAAAGGGATATGCTTGTCCTCCGTAAGTCTGAGGATATGCCTTGGTTCAAGAAGGCTATGGCATCGGCTGGAGGCTTTGTCAGGTACGCCACCGCTGAGGATTTAAATGACCTCAGAGGGCTTAGGGCAATCAGCCACGCTCCTGATACCCTTACGGGTACAGACATCACCACAGCCGAAGGCAGGGTGGTTGCTGAGGGTGCTGGAGGTCTTCCTTACCCTATGCTTCAGGCTGAAAGAGGAAGCAATGCGGCTTGGGCATCGCAAGGTGAAGGGTTTGTCAACCTAACTAACAACGCTGTACAGGCAAACAAAGATGCGGGCAAAGGTGTTACAGCAATTATGCCTCTGACCTTCACATCTTACGAGAAGGCTAGAGCGTCAGTTCAAGGCTCTGAGTTCTACTACAATGTTTTTGACATCTTTAAGCGTGGTAAGATTGTCTCCGAAAAAGACCTTCGCATTGCGATGGCTGAAGCCGTTGAAAAAGTTACCACGCATAAGGACAAAAAAACTGGGGAAGTTGTAATTGAGAACAAGCAGACTGATGCACTCAGGAAGATTGTTAAGGACAACAAGATGAATTATGATGAGTTGATTGCCAGCGTGATGCTTACCCTTGAAGACAGTAGCATTCAGAACTTTGGCACAAGAGCACCTATGATAGACGACTTTATGGGTGCTGTGTGGGACAGAGTTATGAAAGGTCTTAGCGATAAGAAGAAGCAGGAAGTTATGCGGTTCTTCCCTGAATGGGATGGCTCTAAAACGGCAGGAGCGTTCACGCTTGCTAACCTCAAGAGCACAATGGGCAACACGCTTACAGATAGCCTTACAAAAGGACTTAAGTCTGGAGATGTCTACGGCATTATAAAATTCAATGACTTTGTAGAATCTATGGACTCTGGTCACAGGTCTTATAACACAGGTATTGTTCAAAAGAACGGGCAGAAGCCTGAGATTCTGTTGCTCAAGAGACCTATCAATGTCCTAGACCTGCACGAAACATCTATCTCTGCTAACTCTGGTGAGCGTAAACTTTCAGACCTTCCAAGTAATGTGCAGACAAACCTGCTTGGTATGAACAGCAACCCTTACGGTGCAACCAGAACCAAGGATGTTGGTCAGGTAGATTATAGGGATATGAACGCTAATTACAGCGTAAAAGAAAATTTTGCGGAGAAAGTCGCACCTAATGGAAAGGTATTACAGGCTATCAACGGATACATCATTATGATTCAAGGAGACAAGTTCAAGGTCTATAACTCCCAGAAAGTTCAAGTCGGCATCTACGCTTCTGAACAAGAAGCCAAAAAACGAGCATTGAGGAACTGACGATGAACGACAACCACGACTATGAAGTCCTTATTCAAGAACTCAAACGAGGGGGATGGATTATGGCTATCTTCGGTGCTCTTGGTGCTTTCACTAGCCTTGTCCTCAGAAATGAAAAATACACTTTCTTTATATGGTTCAGAAAGATAGCGGCAGGTGCTGTGGTAGGCGTAATTACAAGCCTATCCTTGTACTCTGTGGACATAGAGCCTATTTATAAAAGCGTTCTATGTTCTATCGCTGGTTCTATTGCCCCTGAGTTGTTTGACTGGGTCAGAACCAAGGCTTTAGAAAAACTCAAATGAGATATATAATAGCATCAATATTTTTATGCGGATGTGCAACCCAAGAGCCAATTGCTCCAGTAATAATCAACAACAAGGAGAAAGACCTATACATTGACAAAATCGAAGGAATCGTTTCTGAAGCGGCTTCTGCCCTTACTGCTGTCGCTCCTGCCATTCCTGATGGGATTGCTAGAGAACTCGTTGAAGGGCAAGTCGCAAGACTCAGCGGGGTCAGCAAGCCAAAGCAAGAACGAGTTGAATCTTTTAGACGGATGGTCGAATCAAAAGACCACAAGGCGGTCAAGAAGGACAAAGAAGAAGCGTTGAAGATTGATTCTGAGACTAGCGACCTGTGGGCTTTGGTAGAAGAGAAGGAGAACGCCATTGCTATCGCCCAAGCCATAGCCGACAATGCGGAGAAAGAGCGTCAAGTTGCTTTAAAAGAGAAAGCCCTATGGCAGTTTAGTACCACAGGGCTGGGGTTGTTTGTTGCAGGACTAACAGTAATTGCCTTTACGCCTTGGAAGACCAAGGGGTTAATTCTGATGGGTGGCGGTGCTTTGGCTATGGGTAGCCTCTGGATTTTTGACAGCCAATGGTTTGCTTGGATTGTCGGCACAAGTCTTGCAGTTGTAGCAACAGGACTTCTTTTCGTCTTTATTAAAAGTATTAAGAATCGCTACAAAAAGGACAGCCTCAAAGACGAAGCAGACGCAAAAGAGAATGAAGAGTAATCTCATTTCCAGAACTCCTCAGGGATGATGTCCATAAAGATAGGCGGGTTCTCGCCTTGGTATGCATCAAAGATGTTCTTGTGCATAAACTCTTCAGCGGCATCGAAGTCCATCATATCTTCCTCCATCAAATGGGCGATAATTCGCTCCGTTGAGTAGATGGCTTGATAGCCAGTCTCAGTCTTTGCTACGCCATAGAAAGCGTAGTCTAGACCATCAGCGGGAACGATGGATTCATCGAAGTCCTTGAGGAAGTTTTTGAGTTTATTATCGGATGACATAATTATTTTTTGATGATACGGTAGTGAGGAATTGGGCGTGTGACCATACCAGATTTCACACGATACATCTTCATTTCAAGAAGATTGTTTCTAACGGACAAATTAATTCTTTTGGAGATAGCACTCTCTCCGCAGTTCCACATTTTTTGCAGTTGTCTGCGTGTGAAGAAGCCTTTGGCAGGGTTCTCTTCGCACTTAGTGCCAAACATTCGTTCTAGTTCTTTGAGGTCTTTATTGGTCATAGTCCTTTGATAGAATAGATAAATTTCTTGCCCACTCGGTGGGCTTGCCAGACCTTCCATTCGTTGCCTTGGGTGAACCCGTAAGTCCAGCCTGACCCCCATTTGCTGGTGGCTAGACGGTTTTTGGCGTACTCAGGGGATTTACCGCATAGGCAACCTCCAGAGAATCCGACAGCACCTTGATGCTTCCTAGCGTTGATTTGCTGGATGCTATGGAGGTGACCCATAATGACAGCACCCTGAGGCTCTGCGTAATGGATAGCGTGTTCCTCTACGGCTCTTACACCACAGGTGTATCCGTGTACAAAAGCAATTTTGCCTAATCTATGTACGCCTTGTTCTGCGTGATAGTCGTAAATTTTCTTGCAACCGTTCTTCTTAAGATGGCTCTTAATGCTCTCCTTTAGGTCGTGGCAATAGTCTACCATCATCCCGCTAGTCGAGCCGTTGATAATCTGGTCAAGGCGGTCATCGTGATTTCCGTTTAGGAATACAGAAGGTTGGACACGGGTAATGAAATCTTTGCCAGCCTTGACATCAGCAATCAGCGACTCGTCTTCTTCCTTGCGACCAGCACCACGCCTGATGCTTCTAAAATCCCAGTTATCACCTAGGTGGATTACTTGGTCAGGAGAAAACCACTTAAGAAATTTGAAGAACTCAGCCGCAACATCTTTATCCACCATATCACCGTGGTTGTCACCTACGGCTACGAACTTAATTAGTTTGCTCATTAGAGATATCGAAAGTGGGGTTTTGTAAAACCTTGAACTGGTCGGTACGCATATGACGGATAACACCGTCTTTCTCTAGCACAATAGCAAAGATGTCGTTACTCCAAGTTCCACCATCCCGCACATACATCATCCATCCATAGCCGATATCGGTTTGGACTGGGATTGGATTGCGGAATTCGTGAATCATTTTTTATTAGGCTTAATAGAACAGTCCTTTAAAACGGAGTAAACTGAACACCTAACCAAGTTATGTTTATTAATAATTTCTCTTGGAGTTAATCCGTTTTGGTGTTCAAGAATAACAATTTCCTTTACTGAGCCGTGCTTGCGTCTGCCTTTATCTAGTTTAAAATCTAGATTCATACGCCTCTTAACACCATAGACTGCACCATAAGACAGCCCACAAGCCTTGGCTGTCTCTGGCATAGTTAAACCATCACAGTAAGCCTTAACCACAAGCAACAGGGTTTTGCCGTAACCATATGTGCTTGTGCCTTTATTCATTTGTTCGTGCGGAACTTCCGTGTGTTCAACCAACCTTGTCGCCCACCACCAGAAGTAGAATGAGAGTACAGGATGTCTCCACCCTCTTCAAGCATCTTGATGTAGTTCTTTGCTTCCGCTAGTTTGTTTAAAAGACTAGCCGTATCTGGTGCGTCAAGTTTAGCCACCAGTTCCTTGACTTCTAAGCCAAGGATTAGTGCCGCTGCTTTTTCTGAGTTCCTGCGTGGGTCATAGCCAGCCTTACGAGGGACGAACCCCTCGGCTTGGCTAACGATTTTCTCGGCTTGTTCCATAGGTAGAGAGATGAATTTTGCTACTTTGCGTTTGCGTTGCTGAATGATGGCGTGACGGAGGTAGGTGATTCCTTCTGTCTTTGGCTGGTACTCAGGCATCCTTCTTATCTGCTTCCAGCAACTTAACCAAGTCCTGCTGGTTGTACCGCTTGTACTTACCTTCAACGGTGAAGTTGTAGTAGGTCTGGCGGTGAATCTTGGTGGGCTTCAGGAGGCGAGCGATGTTACCATCCGAAAGGATGATGTAGTTCGTGCCTTTGCCGTAGTACTTATAGGTATTGGACATATGAATTATGGGTTAGAATTAGAAAGGGACTTCGTCAGCGGTTTGCGGTGCTTCGCCTTCAAAGAGACGGATTGCTTCAGCCTTAATAGCGAGGTCTTTAGGGGAAACGGTGGTTGATTCACCAAAGGGCTTGGGAGTCCAGACCTTAGCGAAGTAGTAGAGGTCACCGCACTTAACGCTACGGTCATCTTCCTTCTTCGGGAGTTCAGCAAGAGGAATACCCTTGCGGTCACCGAAGGGTGCAACCATAGCACCAGAAGCCTTAACGGACTTACCAGCGTTAGGGTTAGGGATGTACTTCATTCCCTTTGGAGGGTTCTCAAGCGAGACAGTACTTCCAGCCTTTGAGACTCGGTCAGTCTCTGCATCGTCATCCTCAGTAGCCACGCCAGACACCGAAGCCAAAGCGTAGCGGCGAAGATAAGAAATGAGTGCTCCTGCGTCTTGTCCCTTGAGTCCCTTCTCTGCTGGGATAAGAGCGTCAGCCGATAGGTACGCACCACAAGCGTGGATGACGAGGGTTCGCACACCAACGCTTTCGGAATCACCGATAGGCATTTGGATGATGGCAAGTCCGTGCTTTGCGGCAAGGGGTTTAAGTGCAAGCAGGTGAGCGGATAGGCTGGCATAACGATTGCGATGAAATGGATTGGTGGAGTCTGCGTGGATATCCTTACTGGCTTCAATGAAGTCCACTAGGGATTTGAACAGGATGGCTTGGGTTTCTGGAGTGTTTTGGCTCATAGGATTATTATCGAAGAAAGTGCTGAAAGGATTCATAGAAGCAATGTGTTATACATTCTTGGTTTCGTCAACCGTTTTTTCTAAAATATTTCTGACAAAATCAGAACGGGTCATTGCGTTTTTCTTTGAAAGAGTGTTCAGACGGGCGAGTGTCTTACTTTCGATGCGAAGAGTCAACATCATTTCTTTGTTACGCTGACGAATTTTTAAAGAAGTTTTTTTCATAGTGGAAGGAGCGGAGAAGAACAGAAGGGTATTACTAATGCAAGGCTAAAGTTATACTATTATGACCCTGCCCCTACCATCTGGTAGTAGTCCTTTAGTCTTCGGATAAGGGCAACGCCAGTCTCCTTGTCCCTAGCGTCAAAACGCTCTAATAGAGTAGAACCGTTGAAGTTCGTGCTAACAATGGTAGCCCTACGAGCCGTGCTACGCTCGTCAATGATAGCGAACAGGTCAGAAGCCATACGCTGGGTAAGCCGCTCCTTACCAAAGTCATCTAAGATTAAGAACGGCATCGTGATTAACTGGTCTAGAGCCGTGCCGTGCTTCTGGTCTTTAAAACCCATTTCAATGGTGGTCTCCAGTTTACGCATAGTCAAGAACTGGAAGTTCAATTGCTTGTCCTTTAGGGCTTCCTCAGCCCACATACGGCAGATGATAGCCCAGATACCACGGGTCTTCCCAATGCCCGTAGTGCCGTGCAGAAGGAGACCAGAGACATCACCGCTGGGCTTCCAATCCAGAGCCTTCTGGATGTTGGGGTGAAGGCGAGCGATGTCAGTATCCCTAAAGATTTCTGGCATAGATGGAGGGATAATAGAATCAACCAATCCAGCATCGGCTACACGGACGGCATCTAGGTGCTCACGGCAATGATGCCAGCGAACCAGTTTATGAGTGCTGTCGTTCTTAGCAAACAACGCACCCCTACGACCACAATGACAGGCGATGTCGCTCATTTGGACTGCTTGCCCTCCTTGGCGGCGTTCCACGCTTCAACGCAGATGTTCCATCCAATGTGAGTAAGGTTTAACGCCATCTCATCCCCCGCCTTGGTCAGCCGCTCGACCTGTCCGCAGAGCATAGCAGACTTTTCAATTTCCTCGTCTAGTTTCTGGTCAAGGTAATCACAATTATTATCAAGGCGTTGCTTCTCCGTGAGCAACCAAGCGTAATCACGGAACTCGACATACTGTCCTTCCCCGTCCGACTGCATCACATCACCGCCTAGCGTCTGCTGGGCTTGGATGCTGGCTACATTGTAGCGAGGTGGCTTATTTAGGTTTCTCATTAGAATCAGAATGCTTCGTGGTCGCTTGCTGTCAATGGTTTTGTGTTACCTTTTCCACTTTGAGACCTAGCAGGTTCAAAGAGACCCTGCCAGCCGTTCTTAATAGACATCTCAATTGAGATAATGGACTTCTGCTCACCCCATAGTGCGAACTCCTTCCATTGAGCCTTCATCGTGCTCTCCTTGATGGGCTTCTTGATTTCCTTTCGGTAAGCAATCCAAGACATCCAAGCATTGGAGAACTCTTCTGATTCAAAGGGTAAAGGAGATGACCAAGGAGCAGAATCCTTTGTATCTTTATCCTCTTTATTATCATCTTTACTATATGGGTGCAATTTATTGCATCCCCCCCGTGCATTATTTTGCACCCCCCCGTGCAATGGATTGCACCCCTCTGAGCGGGTGACCTGTGCGTCAGTTCGGGCTTTTACTAAAGCAACCTTACTAACAGTCCTGATAATTCTGCGTCCTGCAACCTCTTGACGGACAATGAGTTTAGCGTCATCCAGTTCCTTTAGGATGTTCTGAAGTTGACGCTTTTCCAGTTGAAGGTGATTCTGGAGGTACGCATTGGATGCGAAGCATCCGTCCTCGTTGTCCAGCCCATCGACCACCCCAAAGCACACCTTAGCGGTGATGCTGATGGGATAGGTCAGGACGATGGCGGGAATCCAAATCCCCGTGAACTTAGGCTCGCTCACTTGGTTAGTTTCAGGTTCACGACCTCGTCAGCGTAAGCGGGGTACTGTCCGCTCTTCTGGCAATGACCGAATCGAATCATAGCCATCTCCCAAGACTGGTAGGTCAAGGCTAGGTCATCAACGCTGATGGAGTAGCAACCAACCGCAAAGGGAGGCTCTTTTTCCTGAACGATGAAGATGAAGTCATTGACAGGCTTACCAGCATTGGTTAAGAGCCAGCGATATTGGATATCCTGATAGGCGTACTTATACTTCCAGATTGCCTTACGGAAGCCTTCAGGAGAAGCATCCTCTGCCGTCTTGAGGTCTACGATAATACCCTCGGCTTCGTTGTAGCCGTCTAGCAAGCCCTTCAAGCGAACTTGCTTGTCTTTTGAGTCCTGATATGTGCCAAAGCAAGCGACCTGCTTGTGCGTCAATGTACGGAGAAGACGGTTAGCAACAGGGTGCTCGTACAGGGCTTTCTTCATCAGCGGAATCATCTCTGCTTCCTTGGGCGAGATAACAGCCTTACCAGCCGCATCAATCTTGAACTGCTCCTTGACCGCCTTACCCTCCTTAGTCCTGCCGTCCACATCTGGCATCACGGCATAGAAGTCGCTGGGCTTCTGCTGAAGAATCTCAGCATCATAAGCCGTGCCGAACTGCATAGCGGCAGTAGGCTCGCTCATCTGGTCGCAATGTGCGAGGTAGTGAGCGGGAGACTTGAGGAAGTGACTGAGCATAGACTTGCTCAAGCCAGTTGCTTTCCGATAATCGGAATCAACGATGTTAGGGACAAAGGACGGGTCAATGCCCTTTCGGATTTGGATGGTGTTGCTCATAGGAACAACACTAGTATCCATCGGTATTACAACAAGTCAACCCCCAATCTTCTTTTTTCTCTTATCTCTCGCCTTTTTATTTCGTCTCAATCGCTTCTCATCTTCTGTCTTATGTGTTGGGTGGAATTCAGGACGCTGATGGGCAGAGAAGTAATTCCAGTACGCTAGAATTTTTACAACAAACTCGTAACTGGTTTTTTCCCGTTTGGCTCGTCTTGCTAGGTTCTTAATCTTACCCTCAATGCCATTGCAGTTCTGACACAGTACACCCCTAATCTTACCCGTTTCGTGGTTGTGGTCAAGGCACGGGGTAACAGTTTTTAAGTCAATTTCACATAGCCAGCATACGCCACCCTGTTCAAGAATGACCTTATCTCTGAATCCAGAGATGTCTTTTGGCTTTAATCTCATTTTTAGGTCTACTAATACAGGCGATTAGAATTGACAAGACATAAGTTACGCATAGAAATAAGATTACAACTAGAAATCCAACTTGCAGGAATGCATCCATCTAGAAGCCTATAATATTATGGAATACGAATCAAGCCCAGAACGCTTAAGCACGAACCCTTCTTTAAGGGTTACTGGCAAGAAAGTCCCCAAAGAAAAGCGTGACAAGACCATCGAACTGCTTAAGGACGGTCTAGGTGCTAGTGCCGTGTCAGCCCAGACGGGCGTTAGCAAGCCAGCGGTGCTCGCCATAAGGAAGGACATCGAAGACCACAAGGGGTTCGACCTAGGCACTTGGAAGAAAAACACCTCAGCCCTTTTATCCCAGATTGTCAGCAAAGGCTCGCACAGGCTTCTGGAGGAGATTGAGAATATCCCAGCAGGTCAGTTACCCCTAGCCATCGCCATTATGACCGACAAGGTTATGGCTCTTCAAGACGCTCCTACGGTGGTCGTAGAGCACCGCCTTAAGGTTACCCACCAAGACATCAATAAGATGCTCAAGGGTGACATAATCGACATTGTGCCAATCAAAGAATAGGGCTTGACAGGGTAATACTAGTGTCCTACATATACGCACGATATGTATGCATACCGTATTAGAAACTTAAATATTAAACACGAAGGTAGCGAATACCTCGTTGGTGGACAGGCTCATTATGTAGTTGAAGACTACGAGGAAGATGGAAAGCAAGCCGCTTTTGAGACTGCGGAACTTTACGATGCCCTTGGAAAGTCTGGCTATGTTACCGACAAAGAGGTCTTAGCACAGATTGCGGAGTCTGCCGTAGCCGTTTTAAATAACGACTCGCATCTCTGCCGCACCTTAGGCTCTAAGATTTATACCTAAAAAAAAGGTCACCTAACCCGTTACGGTTGGTGACCCTTGTTCCTTTAGGAGTAGCCTTTAGGAAGGCTCGACTTCCTTGTCGATTTCTTCCTTTGCCGCCTTAACCAGTTCCGAGTACTCGATGGTTGCGGTGGAGAAGGACTTGATGGATTGGAGGTACACCACACGCTCAACGGTGATGGTGCAACCCTTCCAGATGGACTGCCAGTTCTTGTAGGTGGCAAGAGCCTCCAAAGCGGAGTCTTTGCTGTACACAAAGGTCTGTGCCTTGTTATTGTCTTCTTCGACAATAGAGCGGATGATGAGATAAACGATTGGGTTCATAGGATTTATTTACTGGATGGATGCTAGGTGGGTGAGAATGAAAGTATTACAGTCTTTTGCTTTTTAGCAAGGGTTTTTTTGTCTTTTTAGTTTTTTTCTTCAGGGTCGTCCTGAATGGCGAGGTCGATGCAGAGTCCCGTGTCTTCATTGAGCATTTCGATAATTAGGTTCTCAATGTTTTTTCGGTCAATATGGGTCAAGCCCATCTCTGCGGTGCTTTTTTTCGCTTTTAGGTTATAGTCCTGAAGGACGCATTTGTCGAAGTAAGCGACTAGGTATTCTTCTTTTCCTTTTTCGCCCCAGAACTCATAATGACCCTCTCCGATGTCGCAGAGTTCAAAGTGAGCGTAGCCTGTGGCTAGGACGGTGATGTTTCCGTATTGGACTTTTAGGTTTTTGAATTGGTAAGTATCCATAGGTTTAGAGTGTATTACTCTTTTAGGTTTAGCAAGGTCTTTTTAGTTTTAAAGTTAAGGGGAGTTTTACCTCCCCGACTTATTATGGGCATAAAGTGAATAACCAGAGGTCGGCTCAACAGGGCTGAACACGCCAACGCCAACCGATGCCCGTGGTAGATTACGCTACCCTCTCGCCTCTCTGGT